CTCTTATTTTTTGCTCACCAGTTAATGCGAAAGTGTAAGGTGTGCCAACCTGATAGCCTAAGTCGCCCCTTATCCTAATCGTAAACGCTGGCAATCCAGATAAAATAAACCCGTTAACACTATCCAATCGAGGCGTGACGCTGATTTCTGGGCTAACATTGCTAGATTCATCTCTCAATATAACCGTTGCTGTCGGATTTCCATTAAAATCAATAAAAGTATCTGTCTCAACTGTGAGAGTGGATATGCCTTTAATTTCTCCGCTCTGGGCTTTGATGTCCGTACCATCTGCGTTCGCTATCCTATCGCCCACTTGAGCAAGTAACCCTTCTTTTGTGGACTGAAATTTAACCGATTCTCGTTGTAATTTAATCTTCAAAAACTCTATAAAGCCGCGATTCCATGCTTGAGGGAAATTTCTTATTCCTGCCGCATCTATTTTTTTGGGGTTGGTTGAGATCCCATCGTTGAATGATTCTGTAAATGCTTCGCCGGTATCTTCAAATACCCACTGTATTTCAACCCCGTCAAAATCATTAGGTTTTTGCAGTCGAATAGACTTTTGCTCTGATTTGGGTTTTTTGTTTCTAGTATTAAAAAGCGTTGTCCTAGTTGCTTGAACTTCATCACGGCTAAATTCTAATCGATTACCGTTTTTCTTGATAAAGACTCTGCAAGCATTGGCAATGGTTAGTAATTCATCTTTTACACTCGATTTTTCACTACTGAATGAATAGCTAAACAACCCTAAAGATGAGGCGTAAAAAGGAACAGAGTCAAGTGCCTCTTGGATAGTGTAAAGCTCATCTAGATCAATATCGTTTGTCGATTTATTGCCTATAAAGCTGTTAGTCATATGCTCTAATAGCGCATCAGCAAATCTATTCGTTGCTGTTAACGTAGGAATAATCACACCGCCGGAGGTTGTATAGGTCCGTAATTTGCGAGTAACAATGGCGTTAAACTTTCGCTCTTGTGCTTGCGTAGCTTGGTCGGTCGCTTGCGTGGTTAACGTCATGCTCGTAATATTGCCCGGGGCGAAATTGACTAGTTTATCAACGCCAGCAAGTCTCGACCATTTTGTCGTATCATAATAAGAAGAGTCGTTTATAGTGTTGGTTAATCGCTGGACTGTGGCCTGATATCTCGATCCAGGGCTTTCAGGGGTCACTTTAAACGTATAGAACCGTTGATCCAAAGTGTTATCAGTGATTACAACAGTTGATTTCTCAGTGCTGATAATCCCGCCGCCCGTATCAATTAAATCTAAAATCAAATCAAATGTCACTGACACACTGACACTTGGATCGGAACGCCTATCGGCAAGACCTCGACTAGCTATAATATCAAACCAAACTTCCTGTGTTCCACCGGTCACAATAAACGGGCCGATAATATCAGGCGATGGGGCTAATTCTGCAAATAGCACAGTAGATGCCACGATTTCACCCGTCAACGACTCCTGAACGCCTATAGTGTATAAGGTGGGGGCAGAGCCTCCATCCCTCCCAAGTATCCGCTCATTATACGATGTTAACGTAAATGTACCATCATTGCTGACCGTACCGGCTATATCGAACTGCGATCCGATTGGCAGCCCCGCAAATGCTGATAACCCGCTAGCTCCTTGATCGCTAATACCGCTAAACTTACTGGTTGACGCTGTAAATGTTACATTTTCCGCACTGGTTTGAAATGGATTGTCGTCATTTGGGCCTTTAACTTCTTGACCGTTAACCTCGTTTGATACGGTTGAATCCAGTAATTCAGGAATTAAATCGCCTGGATTAAAAATGGTTAGCGTTGAGCCTTCAATATCATCTATTAGCGTTTCGCCACTTTTTATATCTTCTAAATCATAGGAGCCTCGGCCAATGATTAAATATTCAGTGATAAATTTCACGTGACTAATAAACTCAGAAACGGTTTTTGCGCCCAAATCTGGATAAACCCTCATGCGCCCGTAAATATCTGGAATTCGGGCCAATGGTCTGGCTATGTTAGTTTGCCCGGACAATCGGTTATTAGGTGATTCGTTCGTTTTTGGGAAGTTGGGGTTTTCAACCTGTGGCGGGGGCGATATGTCCGGCGTTAAAATAACTGAAGCAATAACGGCCACAAGTATAGCGACAAATGTCTCTACCCCTTGAGGTCTATGGACTATATTAATAATATCGTTGCTTTTGAGTGTTCGGTTTATTGATTTAAAATCGTTTTGGTCGATTTCGTTTGAGTCTTTCACATCACCCAAAAATAATTTGGTAGGTACTTCAAACCCATGTTCACCATATTCACACATTAACCAGTTAAGCAGATTTTCACCTTCATCAACACTGTGAATGATGCGTTTATTGATCCCTTCAGGATCGCTGTGAATGATAATGCTAGCCGACATATTCGTAATATTCCAACCGTTTAAAGAGTTTAACCATTAGTTTAACAGGATGTATCTCTGATTGCCCCGTCTCGCGCGTCATAGAATGCAGTATTTTACCGTTGCCAATATAAACGCCAACATGCTCCGGTCGAAAGGTGGTGCGGCTAATCATCATAACCACATCGCCTTCACTTGGTGTATCGGTTTTTTCCCAACTGTCCGAATTATCTCTAATTTCCTCTATTTTATTCATCGTCTTTTTAGGATCGTCAATATCGTCAACCTCAAAATGCCCTAATTGAATGTTAAAAAGGCCCATATAGACCATTGAGACTAAACCCCAGCAATCAGCGCCTTCGAATGTTGCAGCGCCACATACCCAGGGGATACCTATATATTCATTGTAATCAATCATGCCAGTCGCAGGGTCGGGAATCTCTCAATGAGATATAATTCTCCCGCTCGTTTAATTGCAAAGTTCGAATCCTCACCGGTGAACGTGACAGCTTCATAGCCTTTAAAAGAAACATCCGCAACTGACATATTCAAAACCAATACTGGTTCAGTCAAATCGCCGCTGTAATATTTCCGGTAAATCAATTCGATTGGCGTTAACGAACCTGATCCTGTAATTTGCTCAAGCTTGCTGTTGATCTCATTTCCCACCGCGCCCAAACTAACCGATATGATTTGTTCTATTTCTCCATTCTCTCCGGGCTCATTAATGCTCATGCTAATTGCCGTGAATGTGACGCTGGTTGATGGGTTTCGTGGTGCTGTTGATTCAAGTGTTAAGCTGATATCTTTAAAGTCCCGCACAAATCGCAATAAACCAAAATCAGGATGGAATAATTCGATCGTCCTAAACTCTCTCTGAGCTTCAGGCATACTTGAAACAAACTTTTTATACTCATCTAAACTAGCCATATTTCTTTTCTACCGTTACTAGGTTTGCGGTTACTTTCCATAATTTACCTTGAAGACTTGGTTTATACGGTTTATTGAAATAGCATTCATGAACCTCAACACCGAAACCAACCTTTAGTTGCATTTCGAACGAGATAGAACCTAATTGGAGCGTGTGGCGGTAAAACCCTTCGAACACTTGGAATTCTAGTGGTTTAAATAACCAGCTAACAGACGGCATTGAAGGACCGTCTTCAGACAATAATTCAAACCTTGGAACGCCGGTTTCGACATCATTACGCCTCACTTTTTGCGAGTCAGAATGGTTGTAACTTGTCACTAATGGGATTGGTAAATTTGTAGGGTAGGCTACAGCCACTAAATGCTCCTCGTTATTGAGGTGCCAGCGCGCAGAGAATCAAAAGTCTCACCGCGACCACTTGCCAAACTTCCGTTAACTTGATCTACTGCTTGATTGGCCGCTCTATCAATAGCGATCATTAATTCTCCCTGAGTGACAAATGGCTCACTGATTTCAACTAAATCCGGCGCATTGTTATTGATGGTTACATTCATACCGCCGCCACCACCGCCGCCACTCATGCCGCTAGCAGGGATAATTCGACCGCCTGACTGCCCGGACAATAAGAACTGTTTGGAACCTTGCACTAATAATTCTGGCTGGCCGTTTTCGTTAACTGGATGTAATACCCCTTGAGATACGCCGCCGCCTGCTTGCCTGCCGCCACCTTTTAGCGCGTTTTTAGCTGTGGCAATCGTTGCCAATGCTTGGGCAATAAACGGTATGGCTTGAGGAAAACCCAATTCAGACGTTTTAGCAATCGCTTTAGACGCTGAGATACCTATTTGTACAGACGCCGCCGCTTTACCGCTCGCAAGTCCAGCCGTTTCTAGTGCGGACGCAGTCTTTTGAGCGTCATCTAAATTAAAGTTTAAATCGTCCTTGTTCTTTTTATCATCTACAACAATCTTTTTTCCAGCTTTAGCAACGCCAGCCGCCCTATTTCTTGCATCCTTTCGTTCTTGCTGTCGTAACTTACGACGTTCGGTAACTTGCTGCTTAAGGGCTTCAGTCTCATCTAAACCGGACTGTATAGCCATGTTAGCGGCTTCTATCTTGCCATCGGTTGATTCGATGGTAGACGGGTTTGCCGATTTCTTATTTATGCTTGATCAGGTAACTAGCACCACCCAACAAGCCGCCGATGATACATTTGATTTAGCAC